TGGTATTGAAAATGAAGCAATAGTAAACGTATTAGATGGATTTAAAAAAATAGCCGATTCAGCTATTAATCTACACAAACAAATTTTAGATAACGTTAGCGAATTAGAAAGTCTAGTTATAATAGATTTATTTAAGGCTAAAGAATATGATGTTGAATGGTCTTACGAACTAGATGAAGATGGTGAAACTGTTTTTTTAGCAGTTGGAGATTATACAATTGAATTTTATTATTTTGGTGAAAAATATGACAATGAATTTTGTAGCATTACTAACGGTGATGAAAAAATTGATCCAAGCGCAGAACTACAAACACTAATCGAAAAATTATGAAAAGTTATAAAACAGTAGTATGTTTTGTTTGTGAAACTGAACACTACATAGAAGAAGTAAAAGAAAATATAAAAGAGGGCGTTTATAATTGTCCGAATTGTAAAACTAAAACAAATATAAATCAAGATGGAAAATAAAAACACATATTACACAGAAAAAGAAATTAGATACAACCTAGACATAGTTGTTAGTGCATTTATTAAGTATGATAAAGAATACGCTGAAATAATTAAAGAACGTGAACAAGTTTTAATTGATAAAATTGGTAAACTTCAAACAAGATGAATAAAACAGAACGTATAAAAAAACTTATTCCTAAATTTTATAAAGATGAACTTTCAATACAAGATATAGCAGATTTAGTAAATTGTCATTATTCTACAGTGTCACAGGTTATAACTAGACATGAACTAAAAGCTATTGAAGTTGAAAAGATGAATTTTAAAAAGCAAAACGAAACTAATTTTGAATTATCAATAAAAGCACTATCTGAAGATAATACAATAAAAAAAGCTAAAACTATTGCTGATTGGGATTCAATGACAGAAGAAGAAAAAAACGAATATAAATAGTAAAAATAAAACAAAATGAAAACACCATTTAGAAAGAATTTAGACAAGAGGTATATCTCAGGAGAAGATTTACAAAACGGAATAGAACTAAACAAAGGATTAAAACCCGAAATAGTTGTAACATTGGCAAAATTTAATGATGCACCAGCGTTCGATCAAAAGAGCCAAAGTGAGGTAAATAAAACGGCTATTTGGCTAAAAGAATACCCTAGCGGTAAACTACTTTATAAGCCTTGTTTGCTTAATGTAACCCGTTCGGCATTTATGAGTAAAGAACTAGCTAATAATTCTATGTTTATAGATGATTGTGATGTAACAAAACCTTTTGTAATTTACGCTAAACAAGATAGAAGGCATGGGCACGTAGTAGGTTTTAAAAAATACATACCAACTAATAAAACATCAGACGTTGAAGCATTAGGTAAATTAAATAAATGTAAAACATTAGACGAATTGAAAAATACTTGGGGTACATTCTCAGACGGGGAAAAAACACTGCCGACTGTATTAGCTAAAAAAGAAGAATTAAAAACTAAATTAAAATAAGATGAAAATAATAAACGTAAAACAAGGAACTCCCGAATGGCATGAAAAACGCTACCGTAAAGTAGGTGGTACATTATCAAAAGGGTTATTTACTAAAGGTGATACTTTAAAACTAGACCTATTAGGGCAGTTCTTAGAAGATTTTGAAGATGTAGACAGTTATACTAACCCAGCTATGGAAAGAGGGCATGAGTTAGAACCATACGCATTAAAAGAAGCTATTAAATATACAGGGTTAAACTTTGTTAATGCTGGGTGGTTACAATGTGAAGAAATAGATGTTTTAGGTATTTCACCTGATGGGATTACTGAAGATAAAAAACACGCTGTAGAAATAAAATGTCCTTCAAGTAAAAAGCACATTGAAACAATTTTAAACGGTGGTATTCCATTGGATCACATACACCAATGTTTACATTATTTCACTATTAACCCTGATTTAGAAAGCTTAACTTTTGTGAGTTTTCGACCTGAAAACAAATTAAAACCCTTATATTGTGCAACCATTACAAGGGATTCAGAAATTAATTTAGGTACCAAATCTAAACCTGTATTATCTACAGTTTCAAATTGGGTAGAAGTAGCTAAAGCAAAAGCTACTGAATTAGAAAACGAAATAAAAGAATCAATTAAACAATTAGAATTTTAAAAGTTATGGAAGAATTAACAGGAGTATTAGAACAATTAGCACTTAAATTAGGTACAACTACTGAATATTTATGGGGTGTATTAATATCACAAGCTAGGATTAGTGCTATTACAGATTTAATTTATATAATATTAGTTTCAATAATTGGTATTATAATATATAAAGTTCATAAAAACTTAATGAAAGAAGATAAATATGATTATTATGAAGAACCACTAATAGCTGTTATGTTTATTGTTTCTTTTGTATGGTGTGTTTTATTTATTGCTTGTTTCTTTTCAATAGGTAATATTATAAACGGATTTTTTAACCCTGAATATTGGGCGTTAAAAGAAATATTAGACGTAGTAAATAAATAAAAAGTAAAATATGTACAATTTAAAAGGAAAAGTAAAAGTAATATCTGAAACACGTCAGGTATCAGAAAAGTTTAAATTACGTGAATTTGTTATAACTACTGAAGGTGATTATCCGCAAACAATACAATTTCAATCTGTACAAGACAAATGCGAGCTATTAGACACGATAAAAGAAGGACAAAGTGTTAATGTACATTTTAATCTTAGAGGGCGTGAATGGACTAATAATGATGGTGTAGTAAAAGTATTCAATACTTTGGACGCTTGGAAAATAGAAATAGATGGTGGTGATAATTTTTGAATCAACAAAATAATAAAAAAGTTTAACCTAATACCACCTAATTAACTGGGTGGTATTTTTTTTACATGAATTATGAAAACGAGAATATTTAAAAGGCTTAAAACTATTAATCTATTAAAAGAACGTGCATTAGATAAAAACGACTTTGATAAATTTGAACGGTTAGAAAAGCGATCACAACTAATAGAATATTATTTAAAAGAACAACCAATTATAAATAGAAAAATATTAATATGAAACCAAAACACTATAAAACAGATTCAATAGATGTTATAGATTTTTGTAAAATTTACGACCTTAATTTTAATATGGGTAATATTGTAAAATATGCCTGTAGAAAAAAAGAACAAGATATAGCTGATCTTAAAAAAATAATAGATTATGCACAACGGGAGTTACAATATTTAGAAAAGTGTAACCCTTCTTAATACGGTGTTTTATTGGGTTTGGGCGTGTTTTGTTACACAAATGATACATTTGTAACCTTAGATAAAAGTAAGTGTTTAAATTTATTTTTTTTGAAATTTTGAAAAACGATGTAACATTGTAACATTTTACCCTTAACCCCAATAAAAAACCGTGCTAGAGGGGGTTACACTAGGGGTTACACATGATACATTTGATACATTTTAAAATATTTAATAAAATAGTTGTTTATTAAATAAATAGTTTTAAATTTGTAACATCTTAAATAGTGTGGTACTACTAAAGACATTTTATACTAACCTCTATTGATTGATGCCATACCACACGGCTAAATTGATAGGGGTTTTTTATTCGCTAAATATGAAAAAACTAATTAAACATTCAGAAGGGTTTTATATTAATTTGCTTAATAGCAACAAATCAATAATACCTATTAAAGAATTTAACGGTGATAATCACAAACCTAATTTATTTAGCTGGGATCAATTTAAAACAACACCAGCAAATTTATTACAATTTGAACAATGGTACACAGATAAAAAAACTGTTTCATTCGCATTAATTACAGGGTATGATGATATTGAAGCTATAGATATTGATTCTAAAATATTAAAAACTAAACAAGAAAGAGATAGTTTTTTAAAAGAATATTTTGGTTTATTAGATAGCCACATAGATAACTTTTATGATAAATTTTGCATAGTTCAAACTCAATCGGGGGGCTATCACATCTTATACAAATCTAAATTAGTTGAAGGTTCTAAAAAAATAGCTAAACCTAAAGGTCATAAAGAAGCTTTAATTGAAACACGTGGTAAAAATGGATTTGTTTATATTTACAAAGTAGTAAAAGGTTTACAATACCATGAAATAGATTATGTATCAGATGAAGATAGAAAAATGCTTTGGCAAATTTCAGAAACTTATAACTTTGAAGAAACAGTAGCACCTAAATTAAAAAAGTTACCTACTATTACTCAGGATGGTTTAACGCCTTGGGAAGATTTCGCACAAAGAAATTCTATTTTAGATATTTGCTCAGATGATTTTGACATAGTAGCACATAAGAAAAAATCTACATTGATCAAGCGTAAAGGGGCTGATAGTTATTTTAGCGGTCATATTTTTGACGATAGCAATAAGATGTACTTGTTTTCTTCAGGTACTATTTACCCTTATGAAAAGCCGTTAAATAGCTTTGACGTTTATACTTATAAGTATTTCGGTGGTGATTATTCAGCTAGTACTAAACAAGCGTATGCAGATGGTTATGGTGATAGATATGTAAAAGAAGAAATACCATTAACTGAAGTAACACCACTACAAGACACTGAATTTCCTTTGCACATTTTACCTAAAGGCGTTCAGCATTATATTACAGAATGTAATTTAAAACTAAATGCTAGTATTGATTTTATGTGCGTTAGTTACCTTTGGTTAATTTCTGTATTGGTTGGTAATACGTTAAAAGTAAAAGTAAAAAACGGTTGGATTGATAGCCCTATTTTATGGATTAGCGTAATAGGGTCAGCTGGGGTAGGTAAAACACCTGATATTAAATTAATACTAAAACCTTTATTAGATTTAAATAGCCAAGAAATAAAGCGATACATGAAACGCCAAAAGGAATTTAAAGAGTATGAAAAGCTATCAAAAGAAGATAAAGAAGTAAACGCTAGTATAGAACCACCTACTAAATCACAGTTAATAGTGGATGATGTTACTATAGAATCATTAATTGATATTCATTCTTATAACCCTAAATCAATAGGAGTTTTTAAAGATGAATTAGCTGGATGGTTTAAAGACATGAATAAGTATAGGGATGGCTCAGATAAAGAGCGTTTTCTATCAGCATGGTCAGGTGATGCAATTGTATTAAATCGTAAAACTAGTGAAGATGCATTTGTAGAAAATCCTTTTATACCAATTTTGGGTGGTATTCAACCAACTATATTTAAAGAATTTCAAACTAATGAAAATCAAAATAACGGTTTTATGGATAGGATGCTATTTTGTGATCCTAAAAAAACTGCTAAATATCCACCTTTAGAAGAATTAGATGAAAAGTTAATTACTCAATATAGAGATGTTATTTTTAAGATAAAAGAAGTTATTGATCGTGATTTAACTACTATTGAAAATGAAGTTATAGTACCTAAAGTTTTAGAATTAACACCTTCAGCTAAAAAAGAATATACTAAAAGTCATAAAAATTTAATTGACTTAATGAATAGTGAAGATGAATTATCTAACCACACAGGAATGTTTGCAAAACAAATTACATACATACCTAGATTTGCATTACTATTAGAATTTGTGAATAAAATTTATAATGATGAACACGCTAACGTGGTTACAGATGAATCAATAAAGGGCGCTACTGAATTAAGTAATTATTTTATTTCAATGGCTAAAAATAATAAAATTGAGAATAAACAAAATAATACATTAAGTGAATTTATTAATAAACACAAAGAAAAACCAGCTAAAGAATTAAGCGTATTAGTATCAAATAAATTTCCAAAAGTATCTAAAAAAGATTTAGCTGATGT